AAACCACAAACCAACCCAAACCAAAACCCACAACACCTATGGTTTTTTAAGAATTATTATTAGTGTAATCTCCAGTTTAGAACTTTTAAAACTAGCATAGACGTGTAACACCAAATAAAAACTAATCAAAGAGTATAGACAGCAATTCGATTGGAAGGTCTATAGTTAAAGAGTCTTTGTCTACACCCGCTCTCATAAGTGCACCAATATAAGGTGAAGGAATCCTTCCATTAATAGTGATCTTCTTATATGTACCTCTTGGCTCAACAGTACTAATCTTTAATTTCGACTGAAAATAATAAGTGACCGTCCTCGCAATCTCGAGTCCAAGAACCGACTTAGTTGCAATCACTAAATCATCAAACTCCTCCACATAAAGCCGAATATCAAATCCTCTAATTGACATCATATCCACCAATGACCAATAACTATCGATGAGTGCTCTTCGGAGACAACTAGCGGACCTATAGACAGGTTTAAAAAGGGAATCACACGGCGAGGACAACATTAAACAACACATAGATGATATATCAACTTGTTCATCACCAAGATAAACATTGAAATTTAGTTCCTCAAGACATGGATGAGCGTATGAGATCGTACCAAGTCCCACAAGATGAAGGTGCAACGAATCAGAAGGTCCCCCAACATGAACGCCCGGACTAGATGAGGCTGCAAGTGATTCCATAAGTGCAACTCGTGAGCGCACCGCTGAGCAGAGGTCAATCTCAAGTAAGACTTCATAATAAGATGGATTTCCGTGAAGAACCAAAATAATCTTTAGTCCAGGGAGATGACATAAATCAACAGCTATTGCTGTTGGAGTATCAGGGTAAATGTATAATTGACCCAACTTTAATTTCCTAACAGCCATCTTATACACCTGAGACATCTCAGAAATTGTTCCACCTCCAAAAGAAAAATTTCCGATATGCACTCCTTGCTCGGTGTAATCATTGGTTTCGTTGCAGTAAGTTGCAGGTTTGATCGCAACTCCCCTTGTTGAAGCCATATAGAGATCAATATTTGTATCAGAGATGCTGTCATAGTGCTTACTAATACGAGAGACTTCTGCAGATGCAAGCTCTGCATTCATTATTGGAATCATCAAAACACGAGATATTAGATCGCGTCTATTCCTAAAATTTGTATAACGGATAGTTTCAACCGCAGGGGTTGACTCAAGCAACAATGAACTTTCACGCATTACGTTGTAAACAAAGTCAAATGTGGGTCCACGTTGAAGAGAAAGGAGCCGAACAAGGGAGGCCCTCTCAAACTGCAACAATCTCACCTCAAGAAGATATCTCCAAGCAGACCTAAACACAATTGCCCATGGAAGTTTTCTTAAGTCTGCAAGAGAAAACCTTTCAAGATTGGCCCAGGTTTTCTGGTCGGTTATGTCTGATTTATCATGCCTTATGTCCACTAATAAGGATTTGCTGATCAACATACCAAGTGCGAGTGAAGCACTTATGCATGGGTCTAGGTCCAGCTCCTCGTCGGCTATCATTTCTGGCACGGAAATTGGTTTTGAAATAAGCCACTCAGCGCCTTGATACTGTGGCTCGGAAGCTAACACAAACTCCTCTGATTCAATTCTCTCAAAACAATCATGGCAAGATGCGGTAAGAAGGTAAGGTTCACTTACAGTCTTACCAGAACGTACCATAACATCAGCATAGAGACATCCATAAGTCAATACATGTTGGAAGTGTATTGTATAGTCATCCGATGATTGAGAATAAGTTGTCATGTAATCACTTGAAAACTTTAACCACGTACTTATCAAATTAACATAACCTGTTAATCCTTGTCTAGAGTCACCCCTCGAGGGAAGTCTGTGAGTTAGTGTTCCACCATGAACTACTGGCCTTGCATCTGAAACATATCCCTTTTCTCTTAAAAACCTATCCATTAGTTTATTCAGATTAGGATCCACCACTTTACGGACTTTGTACCATTGGTATAGAACCAATGTATCCCTAACAAGCCCTGCTGCTCTTGACCTAGAGAGACCTGTTAGTTCACCTCTTTGAACCTTAATCGCAGTATTCGATCCAAGGTACAGTGGTTGATTTCCCCTTGCATAAAGATGTCGCTCTCTAAGAGGCTCCTGAGGGACATACAGAATTGCATCTTTGTAGTTCTCTACACTAGCTTGAGATGACTCCACTGGATTAAACTGCTCAGCCACAAATGGCATTGTGACACCAACAAGATCTCTACCCCACGTTAACCTCCTCAATCCCTTTGCTCCAATATATGTACAACCACTTAAGTAGGGTGTGAGATCTAAACCAACTGACCTGTCCAAAATATGCTCTATAACAGCTTGTTTATAGCGATGACTCTCAAGTACCACATCTTCCAGGTGAAGAGCCTGGTTAGCAGAGACAACTGTTGATGATTTTTGAAACAAGTCTATAATGCTTAACCCGTAAGCGACATTAGATAAGGAAAATAATGCTGACATATCTCTTGGTCTCATAGGCATCATGTTAGATAGATCTCTTGCTAGGATTTGAGCCATTTCTGTCAATGGTTGTTGAAAAAATGTGGCAACACGAGAAGAATGGGAACTTGTCAGAATGGCCTGCTCAACCCACTTTCGTATTTGGCGTTCTGGTCTGAACAGCTGCTGTATATTTAGTGATGTTGGGTCAGTTATAAGCGATAACCAATCTGGGTGAGATGCAATCCTGAGTTTCACAACCGAGTTAATGAACTCAACGCTTAAGCCTGTTATGTGAATGAGCGTCTTGAGGAGAGCTAACTGAAGAGGAAGAGGATCCGACATGCCACGGAAAAAGACGCTCGGGAGAGTGGCCGGAGTTGGAAGACCGCCTAGTGACGGGCCAACAAGACACAGGGTAACTAACAGGTCCTCTTCTTGCATTATACGCATTGGCAATTCGACATATAATTCTATTAAGTAGAGACAAACACCAGTGGTCAGGGCAACCCATGGTGATATATCAGACATGGCGGCACTGAGACAAGAAGAAACCAAACATGCAAGTTTAGAATATAGATTGGGGAAGAGCTCACCTGTTGAATCAGTCACCCGTGATAATTGCTTGAGTGAGCCAGGAACTGGTATTCCCTCAAAGAAAAGTCTCTTCCCATACTCATAAAGGCAATCCGACACCCAACACTCTTCCACCTTAAGTGTATGCCCTGCGAGACGAGCATACTTGTACAAACATCCTAGGGCTCGGTCTGCCAAGACTTGATTAGTTTCTGTAATAGATTTGTATATAATAATTGTCTGATTGTCGCCTTGACCCAAAATATTAAAAGATACTTGTGCTTCCCTCAGTGCCATAATCTCCCAACAACTGGTTAAGATAGTCCAAAGTTTTTGTCGCATACCCTCACCCATTGTCTTAGTCCCGTGAGCACAAGTAATCATATCTTCAACTGGCTCCAATTTGTTAGCCAATGGTGGGTTAAACCTGTCCTGAACTATGAATGTTGTAAAACAAGGCAGCAGACAACCCGTTCTAAAGAAAAATCCACAGTCAAACATTTGATCAAGTTGTCGACATAAAGGAATTTGTAATTCAGGTCTGAAGGCATTGCACCATGAGCTATAATCCAAATTAATAACAAAGGAATCTCCATTAACAATTAAATTAGACAACTTGTTAAGTAAGTGAGTAAGCGAAGTTGAGCTCATGGTCATTGAATGTGTCTTAAGGTAGGGCATTACTTCATTTTTTATACTTGCTTCAGCCACAACCTGATAAATCCTAATAGCAAGTGATTGCTTTGAAAAAAATCTTCCCTTCACCTTAAGTTCCTTCTCTTTGGGTACGAGAACGGTGATCCTATCCTCAAAATTGACTGACCCTCTGTAAAATGGCTCCAAAAGCTCCGGTATACTATCAAGTCTTCCATCAATAAGTGCATTGACGAGACGTGATGGGCCGCTGCGCTCGGGTGGCCTTTCAAGTTTATGTCCATGCTTGTAACGATATGCAGCAGTATTGTACTCAAAGACCCAATCTTTTCTCGAGTTAATTATGGCCTTGTCACTGACAATATCGTTGAAATCAGGATCTAGGTCTAAGTCAGAAACCTTCAATATAATGACGTCTTTAAACCACCTCCAGTTGCGGTCAAATGATGGATTCCATTTACCTAGTTCTCGTGCGCTCCGTATTGACCTGTTGCAGCTTGGTGTGAGATGTGTTGATGGCCATTTTGAATGTTTTGCCAAATAACCCTTAATGAACTCTGCTCGGAACATTGCAAGTGAGTCCTCGCCCATACTCAGAAGAGCGTGGGGTGGTTCGAGGTCAATCCTCATTTTTCTCAACTGCTCTTTGGATCCCTCCAACATGTCTATCTCAGGGAAATACCATGACTTTTGTATAGATGCAATCATCAAAAGTAACCTTGGGTCACGGACTAAAAGTTTTTTTAGTAGTCTATCAAGCTCAGGCACAAGGACAGGAATATCAAATAAAGTCGCAAAGGATGTAGAGACGGTTTTGTTGTGGGCCATCATTATAAGCCCTTGTGAATAAGGCAATATTGACTTAATTACATTAAAATAGTCATCATGTGACAAATCAAGTGAATCAACAATATCAATCAAAGCAAATACATCATCAAGAAAAGACCCAGTATTTAATAGCGCTCCTTGAACAACTGATGTAATTAACAAATGACATCTACTTTTAATTGTATCAGCAGCAGCTAAAAAATGATTATATGTCATAAGGCAACTAATCTCCTTGTTGTAAACAACAACCAATGATTGCAGAAACATCAACTGATACTCCCCCAATTTTTTTGGTCCAACGTCAGCTTCACGACTATAAGATACCTGCTGTATAATTCTTTGATATGTTATATGTAGCTCCAGACATGATCGAACTCTCGGGTTAGTAAGGGCATACCTAATCGCAGGTGAAAGCGAATCCACAATGTCCCGGAGTCCCCAGGTGATTGTTACTACCCGAACTATTGTCTCTGCTGCTCGAATCAAGACTCCGATTGGGTAGATCTGGGGTTGAAGAGAAATACGACGGAAAATCTTGTAATAATCTCTTGATTGAAGGTTATGAGCTTTAATATACTCTAGTGCCCGGATATGATGAGGAAGTGATCTTGACTGAAGGCAGAATGAAACTTCTGTTCCAAGAAGGGGATTCTTAAGAGACTGGTCAGTCCGATTTATTCTGACCACCTTCCTAGGCGCTTCCTCCTCGCGATCAAGACTGGAAGAGACATCACCAACTGCACTAAGTACAATATCCCTCCAAGCCACGCCGCCCAAGACATAATATCTCTTAACCAACCCATCGGATTCAAGAATGCAAATGATGGAAGACCAATATGAACCCACCCTGAGCCTGTATCAGTAGAGGTCAAATTTGAAGAACGTGTGTAAGGAAGCAAATTAGACTGTGTACCAAAGGCATGATTAATCGGATTTGTTTCATGACCTGTAGCCAATGTAATAGAAGGGGTAAAGTTGAAATTCCAGTCAAATTCATTTAAGTGATAATCGTGGGATGAACGATTATATTTCACTCTTTTTGGTCGTTGACCTGAATTAACAGTTCCTAAATACATTCTTCCATGCCACATAACACGTTTAAGACCTGGCATTGCCTCCGGGGACCCTGTTTGAAGTCTACCCTCATCATTAAGATACAATCTTGTCCCGTTGTCACAAACTGGTGGGTAATAAGTAGATTCATTCCAAGGGAGGAATGTGACATTAGCACGTTGACATTGCCATATTATACCAATACCATTGACGATATATCCGACTATATCTGTATGATTGAGCCACTCGCGCAAAAACTGCGAGGCCCCTGACATCCCATTCCCAAATGACCCTAGAATTAACGATTGCAAAATCTCACAATCCTCCCATGCATCTGCCAGYATTGGTCTTAACTTATGTGCAAGATATGCTGTTTCTGATAGGTCACGACGTCTTCGTCTGGGCCTACAATGGTCTGTACAATTCTTACATGTGATGTTCAGGCTCTGATCTGTATATGTACAATTTCTCAACCCGTAGGATCTCCTAAACTCATCAAATGAAACAACCTTAGCTGGTCCGTTGCAGTAAATTGTGCCATTCAACGTCGCATTTTTGATATCATGCGTCAGGTTATAAGGACTAAATGTTAGTAAACTTCCATCACTTAGTGTGGCATTACCATTCAGAAGATCCTTCTCATTAATTGTACTACAATCAGCAAAACTGCAATACATAAATGGTGGAAAGGATTTAACAGAAACCGTTACATTACTAATAGAACAACGGCATATATCCTTGACCACAGCTGAACAACAGTAATACCAATTACACACAAAAGGATCTTCTGCGGATACATTAAGGCACTGAGCAAGATCACCTACAAACCGGCTTATTAATTTGTCAGTACTATAGCTTCCAAAAAATCCCCAATACGTCTTACAGTGATACTTGTAACATGATATATGAACAGCGGAAAGTTCATTAAGTGTGTGGTTTCTGTAACTGACCGTGCATGGAACGACATTGTCGGTTTGATTATGGCACAGGCGACGAATCTCAAGATCAATCAAAGAGGGAGTTGACTCTGTGTTGCATCTAAGAGCTGGAATGGCGTATGTCTGGGCCCAAAGGACCAACACCGATGTTCCGAAGACGATACGAAAATACGTTGAATGCAGCATTAATCGCGTGTTTACTCTGCTGCTCTGACAACTTAATAAACATGTAAGGCTTCAATGGATCCTTGTAGACAGATATCGAGTTAAGAGTTAAGACCAGAAAGTCATGTATCTGGAAGTAAACGTTGACAAGTGAATGGCCTGACGGCTCCACATCAATCGTCAGATAATCAACAAGCTTCTTTTCACGTGGAAGTTGAAGTGGTTCTTTCACTGAAAGAAAGGGTATATTGATAAATTGGTTGCGTGATGTTCCACCAACAAAGTCTATCTCCAACATTATTGTCGGCCATCCAGGAACAATTACCTTGTCCTTAAGTTCAACGTAGGTGTGTTTTGAATTCATTATTTCGGTTTTTTTATGGTATAATGTCGAGATCTTCTGCTGTTGGGGCARAGGGTAAAGTTGGATAAAGCTTCGAGGGACCGGGATGTGATGGAAGCATTGGTACAGATGGGTTGCCGACCGCCATCATCGAATATAAAAGGTCAATTTTTTCCATCATCATTTTCATTGTTTCATTCATTGTCTTAATTGATCGGTCAAGCACTCTCATATTCTCTCCGAGGACTCTAATACTATTAGCATAATCAGTTTGTTGAACGGCTGATAAAGTTTCAATCTGCAGACTTGACAATGACTCAAGACCAGTCTCCAACTTTGCCCCAATATCTTCTAAAGATCCCCGGAGTCCCTCCGCTTCTATCATGTTTGTATCAGCCAATTCAGCAATTAACTGACGGATTAAGTCATCATTCGACAACTGTTCCCTTCCGGTCTTTGGTTCTTGGTCTGAGATCATGGAGGGATTCTTCTTGACCTGCTCGAGGAGCTTCTCCACGGGAACGGTGAGGGCCTCCCTGGGTATTCGTCTCCTTCTTGGAGATCTCGATCTCATTCGACGTGCTGTCTGCGGGTCGTCCTCTTCCTCGAGTGATTCCACTAGGCTCGAGGGCCGTGCCATTGAGTCTTCTAATAAGTTCCAGCAGTGTTAACTCAAGATTAGTACTCATTGATATGGTTTTTTATTCGTATGTTCATTGTTTTGCAAATCCAGTTACGCCAATTAGTCTCATAACATCAGCAATCTCCGGAGACATCGTCGAGCCGTCATCACCCCGAGTTATCTCACGGCGCCTGAACCGGGCAAGTTGAGCCTCCTTCACTATGGATCCTGGTTGTATCGTAGATGCGCGGTAGCCAGCCATTGTTGGGTTTTCCTTCTTGCTCCAATAAAAAGCAGCTGACGCAAGGTTTGGAAAATTCCTTGGTGCAAGCTTGATTGCATCAGAGTGACGAATGGCCCCAAGAAACTTGAACATTTCTCCATGTTCGGTCTTAAGTTTCGCGGTTGTGTCCAGAAACTCTCTGATCTCTAATGCAACAGCAGGAATTGTTAAAGTAGCATCCATGCACTCATTTAAGTACTCCTTAATTGTAGTATACGTGGTCATCTGAGCAAATCCCGCAACCAACTTAATCTGATCCATAAATTCCTTACCAGGACTTTCAAAATCAGTCGTTAACAGAGCAAGGACAAATGACCCAACCCATGATTGAGCATTAATCCAATCAATGGCTTCGTGAGGATTAAACATTGAAAGAAGATTGGCAGTCTCACCATGGCCTGGGCGGTTAATTGATGCCATCAGGGTTTTAAATCTTTTCTTGATTTGCTCAGCCCCTGCTTTAATCTTGGCTGAAGAACCAATAACTACGCCAATAAGAAGTGAACAACAATGGTTGAAAATAGATGAGATTTGGAGCTCTGTCAACTCACGATCAACTGTTCTCTCACCATAGAAGTTGGCGGTCTTAGTAATTAATCGCTCGCCTTGTTTAACGGGTGTTGATAAATACGATTCTCGTTGAACACCTGCAAAGAGTAATGCAGAATGTAGCCCAGGTATGAGCAAACATAGGAAGACAAGACTTGGAGTGACAGTATGGTACAATTCTCTTCGAGACTGATCCAAAAGAGCAACTGCATTTTTCCGAATATCCTTCTCATCTCCTATGCCTGGATGTGGGTCGGTTCCACCTTGTGTGTATTGAAGAAACGCCCCAGTCAATCTAGGAAAATGATCTTTGGAAGCTCCAGGTTCTCCACTGTCCATGTCGTCGTCTTGGTCGTTTGGGCTTCGCTGTCTCTTGGGTGGCATTTTGTTTTGTTCGTGGTGTTGTTGGCTTGGTGGCTGGTTGATTGTTACCGC